TATCAATCCTTTTGACTTCTGGCAGGGTGCAAATTTCAAACTCAAGATCGTAAAGAAAGATGGGTATTGGAATTACGACAAGTCAGAATTTGGTTCTGTTGAACCACTACTGGATGATGACGATGCTCTGGAAACCATCTGGAAGAAAGAGTATTCTCTGACTGCAATTACTGCTCCCGACCAGTTCAAGTCTTATGAAGAACTTGAGCGTCGTATGAATATGGTTCTGGGTCTGAAGACTGCTTCTCCAACTCGCTCTCGTGCAGTTGTGGAACAGGAAGATGAACTTGAAGAGTATACTTCTACTCCTTCTGCTCAAGATCGTGTTGTGGAAGAACTGGAGCAATCTTATGCTCGCTCTAAGTCTCCTTCACTTCCCAAGATCACTCAGGATGATGATGAAGATGATGCTCTCTCCTACTTCCAAAAACTGGCAGAGGATTGATCAAGAATAAAGTCTGATATTATCAGCACGTTTAAGGGTCTCAGTCTTATATTGACTGGACCCTTCTTTATATCTCATCATATTATCTGTATCATCGAGAATAATATTCAAGTATCTTGGTTTGAGTACGAATATATTTCTTTTTGCGTCTTCAAGTTTTTCTTCGTATTCGTAGTTGGTGACTGGAACTGCAATATTTCCACTATCTATTTGTTCACGCATTGAGTAATCATAAAAACTAACAGAATAAGTTGAAGGAACTTGAAGTCCAGCGGGAAGTATTGTTACACCTCTGCTATTTTTAACTTCTGTTGTTTCATAATGGTGTACACCATTGTAAATGTTATTATAAATTTCTTCTTCTGTAGATAATCCAACACCATATTTTTCTTTCAAATATTCATCAAATGAATTTTGTGTCATTGGCCATTCAGTTTGAATATTTGTAATATTATTAGATAGAAGGATTATCCAATCAAATTTGGGATCTTCATAAACTTTATATGAAACATTATCGGGTCTTTCATTACCGATAATTTTATACTTTTCAAAAAAGGCAACATTTTCAAAAATGTCTGGACGAATTTTTCCTCTTTTGAAAAGGTTTTTTACTTGAATATAATCGGATATCTTAGCATCAGGAAGTCTACTGACATATTCAAATGATGGAAGTTTTTTGAAATATGAAGACATTTTAGTAACCTACATTTAGGATTTGATCTGGACTTTCGTTGCCATATTCATCATCAAATACTGGTTCAAGTTCTTGGAACTGTAGAGAAATACTATAAGAAATCATAGATCTTTCATCTGGTTTTGAACCCATATATGTCATATATTGACCTTCTGGAGTATAGTCAACATTAAATCCAGTTAATGCACACTCTTTAAATTTATTTAAGTAAGGGTGTTGTTTGTTTGAAGTTAGATAAGAAATAGCAAAAGTATGTGGAGATTTGAGAAGAAGAGATGTTTTGCTTCTTTTAACTGACATTGCTTGTTTAAAGAAGCGAATAATTTTCATAATATTTTTTGCTTCTATAGGATTTCTTGGTGATAATTTAAATGTGAATGAAAAACTTCTGAGAGAAGGACTAGTAAAAAGTAATTCTAAGTTATTATTGAAGATCGAACCATACGCTCTTTGTTGTAATTTATCACTGCCAACAGCAAAACTTGCTATTTTTCCAGCAAGGCCTTGCTGCAATTCTCCACTTTTTATTCCACCTGCTGCTTGTTCTCCTGCTTTAGTTACCGCACCCTCAGCTTCTTTTGCTCCTCCAACTACAAATCTTGAGGCAATATCTCCTGCAGCTTTTTGCAAATCATTTATAGTATCTTCTTGCCAACTGACTTGGTTACTATCATTAATGCCAGCAGGAATTGGAAGAGTTATTGTGCCTAAAATTTCTTTTCCTATTGTTGGATTTCCTTTTGCATCAATTGTTACTGCTCTTGATACTCCAGAAGATGAACTTCCAGATGATCTAGAAGTTGCCGATGCTAGAGATGGTCTATATTTTAAAATTGAAAATTTAATACAGTCTTGATATTTTACTGATAAATCTTCTGGGTATTTAACATCTCCATATTTAAGTCTTGTATTTTCTTTGAAAGAATTATTTTCTTCGTTAAATTCTTTCTTTGCTTTATCATCAGCAGGTTTTCCACCCTCACCATCTTTTGCTTCTGGTTTTGTTGCTTGATTTGCTTTTCCTGCGGATTTATTTAAGGCTTCTTTTTGTTGTGCCGTTCCTCCAGTTGCTCCAAAAAAATCATCTTCCGTTGATTGAACTTGCTGCCTTCTAACTTGATTGAGTTGTGAATTTGGATCGGCAAGAAGTTGCTGCTCTTCTGCAGTTGCATTTGTTGTGTTTATTTCTGTAGAAGTTGTAGTACCCGCACCACCATATCCTGCTATGGGAACTTCATTTCCTCCATTCGCATCAGTTCTGAATAAAGTAGATCCATAAGTTCCATCGCCATTATCTACTACTTTTGTTCTATAGTAGTTATCTCCTACTTTGCTAGCATCACTTACTACAGATTGAGCCATTAGATACAGCGTTTTTTATTTATTTAGACGGAATTTTGCATAAGGTATGGAAAGCATTTCATCGAGTTCATCATATTCTACAACGTGAAGTTTGCCTGCAACTTCTTCCCAAGTATATTGTCTACCTTCTCTCCAATGAAAATTAATTGCCTTAAATCCCCACCTTTCTAAAGAAGTGCAAGCAATTAATGGGTGTTGATCGTATTCAATCTCAGGTGTCTTTGGATTGTAAATAAATGTATAAAACTTTCCTGGTTCTGGATATAATACTTCTTTTTTTAATACATCCATAATAATAAGCATCAAGTCTTCTGGATCGTTTATATTTGCAGTATCAATTCTTTTCCTCAATTCTCGCATTCTTGGTGGAACGTTTGTGTATTTTCCAAAACCTTCTGCCATTATTTGATACCTAATTCATTTTCGGTGATTACTTTAAACTCTAACATTCTATCAGCACACCATTCTTTAGCAGCAGACCACTTTGCCTGATTGACTGCATATGTTCTACATTCGTGCAAATATGATTTGGTCACTCTTGACTTTTGTTTTGGTGGGATTGTTTGTTTTTGTGGTTTAACTTCAATCACATATGTCTTAATATTTCCTGATTGTTCTTTAACTTTAATAAGATAATCTGGAAAGTATCTATGAACTCTACCATCAACTGGAGACACATAAGGAACGGAAAATTCTTCCGATGCCCAAGATATTATACTTGGGTTGTGATCGCACCAATAACAGAAACGCCTTTCCCAACTACTTCTGCAGATTATATTGTTGGCATCACCTTGATATTTTGCTGGATATGATGGTTTGTATTTACTCTTAATACTTTCTGCCATTATCCTTACTACATAATATATACGCTCAAAAAGTATTTATAAATGCCTAAGGCAAGAACTATAGCGGATATCAAATCGAAGTTATTGCATCCTGCACTGACTTCTCATTTTGAAGTAACCATTCCAGTTCCTACTGGATTGCAGGGTAGTGGTGGACAACAATATTTTGCAGCAAATGGAATTTCTCAATTTACTGGTATTAATCAAGATACCTTAAATCTTCTTTGTTGCGATACAGTTCTTCCTGGTTCTAATATTGGTACTATGGATATTACTGGTGATTACCACGGCGTCACTGTGAGACACGCAAATCGTAGAATTTATGATGATAGAATTGATATGACTTTTTATGTTGATGCTGAAAATTATTTACCAATTAGATATTTTGAAACTTGGATAAAATATATTGTTGGCGAAAGTATGTCTGAAACTGGTAATAGACCAGGATCAAAAAAACCTAATTATTTTTATAGATTAAACTATCCAGATCTTTATATTGCAAAGCAAGGTCTATCTGTGACTAAGTTTGAAAGAACTGGATCCAAATCTTCTTATACTGGGAAAACCTTAACGTATCAATTTGTAAATGCTTTTCCAATTTCGATTACATCAATGCCCGTTTCTTATGAAACATCTTCATTATTAAAATGCACTGTTTCATTTTCATATATTAGGTATTATGTGGAACCCACTTCATCAAATGATCCACCACCTGCAGATGGTAGTTCTGGAGAAAAATCTCCTGCAGTCGGAGATCCATCAAGTCCAGCAAATCAAGCAGCATTTAATAATCCTCAATTTACTGTCGCTTCAGATAATTTAAATTTACCTGGTCTTGAAGGTGCTGGAGCATTAAATACTGGCGGAATACCTCAATCTGCAGCAAATGCTTCTGGTAATACTGTAAAAGGAGTAACCCAATCAGATCTTAATTCTGCTCTCGCTGCGGAGAGAGCATTATTGAATCGATAATACCATCTAAATAATCACACCTGAATTTTCTATAAGACATTATGCCTTTACCTAAGATTTCTACGCCGACTTATGAACTTGAATTGCCTTCAACTGGAAAGACAATTCGTTATAGACCCTTCTTAGTGAAGGAAGAAAAACTGTTAGTAATTGCTTTAGAGAGTGAAGATAATAAGCAAATTACTAATGCTATTAAAGCAGTCATTAAGAACTGCATTTTAACAAAAGATATTAAAGTAGAAACTTTACCAACTTTCGATATTGAATATTTGTTCTTAAATATTCGTGGAAAATCTGTTGGTGAAGAAGTAGAAGTTAATATTATTTGTCCTGATGATAATGAAACAAATGCTACAGTTAGTATCAATTTAGATGATATTAAAGTTCAGAAGAACGAGGAGCATACAAATAAAATTAAAGTAGATGATAGTATTATGATGGAAATGAAATATCCATCACTTGAGCAATTTATTAAAACAAACTTTGATTTTAAAAATGAGAATGCTATGGACCAGTCTTTTGATCTGATTGCATCTTGTATTGATAAGATTTATACCGAGGATGAGGTATGGTCTACTGCAGATGTTACTAAAAAAGAACTGACTGAATTTTTAGATCAAATGAATTCATCTCAATTCAAGCAAATTGAGAAGTTCTTTGAAACAATGCCAAAACTGTCTCATAAGATTACTGTTAAAAATCCAAAAACGGAAGTGGAGAGTGAGGTTGTTCTCGAAGGGTTAGCGTCTTTTTTCGCATAGGAATGGTCCATATGGACCTTGAAAACTATTTCAGATTGAACTTTGCTTTGATGCAGTACCATAAATATTCATTATGGGAAATTGAAAGTATGATGCCTTGGGAAAGAGACATTTATGTTGGTCTCCTGGAGCAACACCTTGAAGAAGAAAGAATGAAGCAACAACAGCAAAGTTCACAACTCTGAAGTAAAGTAAGATGGCAGTAAATCAGCAAAAATTGATGGGCAGAACATCAACAGTTCAATCTGCTGCCATTGCTCCTCAACAACAACTTGTTGCTTCTCCTGCTGATACTGCACTTCTAAAAGATATATCAAAGTCCCTTACAAATATTATTCAACTTCTTTCTCAGCAGAATGTTCAAACAAAAAGAGATGCTGACGAAACAAGAAAAACGCAAGAAAGAAGTAGAAGACAAGGAATAGAAACTGGATTAGAGAAAACATTTGCAACAGTTAAGAATGTAGCAAGTGCAGTTGTTGCTCCTGTTAAGAGTATATTAGATCAAATTATACAGTTTTTTGTAACTGTATTCCTTGGTAGAGCACTTATATTATTGTTGAATTGGTTTGCTGACGAAAATAATAGAAGCAAGGTTCGCTCTATAATGAGGTTCCTGCAAGATTGGTGGCCTTCTCTTGTTGCTGGTTATATTTTATTTGGAACTGGATTTGGTAGAGTAGTAAGAAAAGTTGCTGGAGTTGCGATAGGAGCAACAGCAAGACTTGCTGTAATTGCTGCAAGACTTGTAAAAGCAATTGCAACTGGAAAAGGATTAAAAGGTGCTGCTGCGGCATTTTCTGGTGGTGGTAAACTTGGTGGATTAAAAGGTTTTGCTCTTAGAGGTGGTATTGCTGCGGCAGCAACAATTGGTACTGGATTTGCAATTAATAGAATGATGGGAGGTGGTGAAGAACAAGCACCGCAAATTAATGTTCCCGAAGCACCAGCAGTTCCTGCTCTTGGAGCATCTACTGGTGGATTAGCAAATTTAAAAGACTTATTTAATAATTCAACCTCTGGATTAAGTTCTAAGTTTAATCCTTTTACATCATTCTTCTCTTCTGGTGGTCTTGCAAGTTTGATGCAAGGAATGAATGGAGTTGTTTCTGGACCTAAAGGAATTGATAAAGTCCCTGCGATGCTTACTGATGGTGAGTTTGTTATGTCTCGTGGAGCAGTACAAAAGTTTGGAGTTAGCACTCTTCAATCTATGAATGCTGCTGGTGGCGGAACAAATCAACCAAAAATTATTCGCGGTGTTCCTCACGCTGCTGGTGGTGGATTGATTGGTGGTGTTGATGAGTTGCGTCAGAAGTATGATGCAAAACACGGTGCAGGTACATATGATAAAGAAAGTGCAAGGAGAAGAGCATCTTTAGCACAAGAAGATGCTGCAGCGGAAGCAAAGAAAGGTAAAAAACCAACTTATGTTCAAAGTAATTATGTTAGACAATTAAAAGAAAGAGCAAGAACTCAAGGAAATACAAACTACACATCAGTAAATGGAATTAGAATACCTGGTGTTAAATTTGATCCAAAAATGCTTTCATCAAAACCAGGATCTATTTCGGGAGATCAGATAGCAAATAGTGCCTCATCAAAGGCTAAAAATCTTTTTGGATCTGTTAGTGCAGCAACTGGAATTGGTAGTGGAAAATTAACGGCAGAACAACAGAGAAGAATTAATGCAGATAATGCACAAAGAAACTCTATAATGCAACAGAGGCAACAAAGAAGAGATGCTTCAAAAGAGGCAAGAGCAGAATATTTAAAGATTTTGAGAGATCAAAGTCATCCTCTTCACGATCAAGCTGCTTTTGGTAATTTAACTCTTAGTGAATTTAAGAAAAACTATAAACCAACAATTACTGCACCAACTACACCTGCAGCAACAGGTTCTAAACCTGGAATGGGATATACTCCATATCAATCTAAATTTGCAGGTGCTCGTGATGCTGCATTTGCAAAAGCAAGAACAATGGGTGGTAGTCCTGCATTTAAATCACAAGATTATTATAAAGCAAATACTGCTGCAAGAGAAAAGCAATTGAGTGGTCTTACTTCTCAGCAGAGATTGAATGCATTAAGTCTTGAAGGAAAAAATCCAAGAGGATCAAAAGGAAAAAGATTTGATGCTCAGTCAAAAGCACAATCTGCAGAAACTGCAAGTCGTGGTGGTATGATGGGGCAACTTGGAAGATCTTTCACTAAGATGTTTGGTAGTGAAAAAGATAAGGCAAGAGTAGTATCACAAGATAAAGCATCGGATGCAAGAGTGAAGCAAGCAGGTGCTGCTTCTATTGGACGCTATTATTCCTCATCTGATGGAAAGTATTATGCAAATTTTGCTGCGGCAAATAAAGCAAGGATCGCAAGACAAAAACCAAAAGCAAGAGGTATAACTCCTACACCTAAACCAAAACCAAAAGTAGTAACAAAACCAATCGGATCTGGTAAGGGGGGTGGACTATCAAAACCAAGAGGAGGTAAACCTTCAACACCTAAATTTAATGCATCTAGTGGATCTAATAGAAAGTCTGCGAATATTTACGGCATTAAGTGATGGCGAAAATAACTTCACCATTTACATTAACATTTAAGTCTCTCAAGAAGCAATTTATTACAAAAGAGAAACTTGTCAAGTCCTCATTGGTTATTCAAAAAAAGAACATTGAGGATAAAAGAAAAAATTCAGAAAGAGAAAGTAGAATTAGTTATGAAAATAAATTAGAAAGAACTTTAAGTTTTCTTGGAAGACCTGTAAAAACTGTTGGAAAAAAACTTGGATTTCTTGATTCTATAAGACAATTTATAGTGAATGTGTTATTAGGTTTTATAGCAGTTCGTCTTTTGAAGTATCTTCCGCAATTGATGAATGTCTTTAAAGTTATGTTGAAAGTTGGTGACTTTATACTTGATATGAGCGGAAAGTTACTAAATGGATTGGTTACTTTTGTTGATAAAGGATATCAAGCTGCTGATAATGCAAGAAAGTTAGTTGGTAAAATTGGAGGAGAAAAGGCAATTAATGCTCTTGATGAAGCAAGCAATCAAACGAATTCTTTACTGAATTCAATTGCAATTGCTGGAATGTTGTTCAGTGATTTTGGTGGTATTGGTATGGGTTCTATTGCTTCTGGGAAAGCAATAGATGCTGGAGTTGATATTATTGAAGATCAAGTAAAGAAACAAGCAGTTCAGCAAGCAGCAAATCAAGCAGCAAAGCAAGGTCTAAGAGCAGCAGTTGGTCCTATGGGTGCAACTGCAATTGTTATTGGGGCAGGATTGCTTGCATCTGCTGTGGGTGAAGGTGCTTTCCAG